GTGTGGTGTGCTAAACGATTGGGTTATCCAATTATTGATATTGAAATGATTGACGAACAATTTTTTGCATGTTTTGAAGAAGCAACTTCCGAATATGGTGCACAGGTAAACCAATTTAATATTAGAAATAATTTGGATATTGTAAGAGGAGCAGCATCAGGAACAAATTATACACAAAAATTAATAGACGGAACAAACTTACCAACTGTATTTAGAATGTCGGAAGCATATGGTACATTAGTAGGAGTGGGCGGCCCGACTGATATTAAAAAAGCATATTTTAATGTAGAAGTTGGAAATGGAACAAGTAGACAAACATACGATTTAGCAACTGAAGCATATGATGCAAAAACAGGACAACAATTAAGTACAAGTAGTGTTAGAGACATTATGAGAGTTTATTATGAAGCAGTACCTGCAATTACAAGGTTCTTTGACCCATATTCAGTAGGTGCACAGGGTACATTAAATTTAATTGGAGAATTAGGATTTGGAAATTACTCTCCGGCAGCACAATTTTTAATGATGCCAATTTATGAAGATTTATTGAGAATGCAACATATTGAATTTAATGATATGATTCGTAAGTCTGCATTTACATTCAATATTGTAAATAATAAACTTACAATATTCCCTGTACCATCATCAGGTTCACCAAAGAAAATATATTTTGATTATTTTGAAAGATATGATTTTGACAATAATTCTGCAATTATAAAAGATAATGTAGTTTCGGATTATTCAAATATCAAATATGATTTTATACAATATAATAATATAAATGAAGTTGGTAAGCAATGGATAAGAAAATACACACTTGCTCTTGCTAAAGAATTATTAGGAGCAATTAGAGAAAAATATAGTGAAATTCCTATTCCAGATGGTACGGTATCTTTAGATGGTGCAGCATTAAGAGCAGAAGCACAATTAGAAAAAGATACATTAATAGAACAATTAAGAGCAAACTTAGAAGAATTGACTAGAAAACATCAATTTGAAAACAGAAAAAATGAAGCAGACTATCATCAAGATATGTTGAGAAAAGTTCCATTAAAATTATATGTAGGATAATATGCCAAAATTTATATCAACAAGAGATGTAACATTCTTTAAAGGGATAGCTAGAGAATTGGTAGATGAGGTTATACAAAATTTAGTAATATTGTATAAAGTAAATCTAGCAGAAACTAAAATAAATCTATATGGTGAAGCTATGGATAAAACTTGGCATACCGGAGTGGAGATATATTCTTTAATAAATAAAGATACAGTTTCTTCTGCATATGAGGGATTTGGTTCAGACGCAAATCAAAATATAGAATTCCGTTTTGACAAATTTGCTTGTGAGGAAAAGAATGCATACCCTGAAATTGGTGATGTTATTTATTTTGACTCATCTTATTATGAAATCAGTAATACAAGTGAAGTTCAATTTGTTGGTGGTTTAGCAGAAAATAATTTTAGTATTGTATGTTCTACTGTAATGGTAAGAAAATCACAATTAAACATAGAAGAAAGAATAAAATAATATGTCAACAAATCCACTAAGAAATACAGCAAGAATTGCACAATCTAAATTTGAAAAAGGAGATTTAAAAGGTAGTGTAACTTTATTTGATATTGATTACGCAATTATGTCATATTTGGAAGATACAGTTTTACCTACTTTAGATGATAATGGTAAAGCATTAAAAATTCCAGTAGTATATGGTAATTCAGAAAGATGGAATGGTGCAAGAAGGGATGGTATTTTTAGAGACAATAAAGGTAGAATACAATTACCTTTAATGATGATAAGAAGAACATCAATTGCAAAAGATGAATCAATACCTACACTAAAAAATCACTCATCATATACAACACTATCTAGATATTCAAAAGAAAATCGTTATGATAGATTTAGTTTATTATCAAATACAAAACCAAAAAAAGAATTATATAATATATCAATTCCACAATATGTAGAAGTAAATTATGAATGTATGGGTTGGACTACATACATAGAACAACTAAATAGTATTATAGAACAACTTAGTTATTCAGCAACTTTTTGGGGAGACAAAGAAAGTTTTAAATTTAGAACAATTGTTTCCGATTATAATATTGTTAATGAAATCGGTGACGGAACGGAAAGAGTTAATAGAGTTGAATTTAATTTAAATGTTAGAGCATATTTACTTCCTGAACAAGTCGATAATCAATCTACTATTAAAAAGACTTATAGTATGAATAAAGTTGTAATGTCAACGGAAGTCGATATGACAAGTGGCACAGGTAGATTAGAAGGGTTATTAACAACACCATCACCATATTACGATAACAAAGATTTAATTGATTTTTTATCTTTAAATAACACCAAGATAATAGATGGTGGAATTGATACCGCAACATTCTCAGGAGTAAAATTAATACAAGCACCTGCACAACTATCTGGAGTAATTACATCCGGATTATCATATGATGGAATTTCGTATGATATTAAGTTATATATAAATGGTGTTAGATATTATCAAACAACACATTTTACGGTAACATCATATACAAACAATACATTAGTATTAGCATTGTCTCCTGGATTTTCAGTAAACAATACCGATGAGATTACCATTACAGGTAAATTTATTGATATTGTATAATGAAAAGAAGTTTATTAGATATTACACAAAAAATCAGTAGAAATCCTGGTAAAACAAATTTAATTCCAAAAGATTTAACAAATTCTACTTATTGGATTTTTGAAGCAACAGGTTGGAAATTTGTAGATATATTAAGAGAAATTCAATATAGAACTCCACAAGATAGATTAAAAATCTATATTAATACACAAAGTATAGGTGCAAAAGATTATATAGTTGAAGAAGGTGGAAATGGTTTATTGATTAAATTTATAAAAAATAATTTTGAATATCAATTAGATGCACAAGATTATATTCAAATTGAAGGAGATATAGAACAATATGCTTAATAGATTTAATTCAAATAGTAAAAAGATAAACAGAGCAGTTCCTAAAAATATAAAAGGAAACACTTTGGATAATGATGCCTATATTGCATATTTACAAAGTATAGCAGAAACAGAATACGCAGAACATAATACCGGTATTCAAAAAACTAGTTCCAAAACCCGTTCAAATCCAAACCCAACAAAATTAGTAAATAACAAAACAAAAATATCGGATTTTTACCAAGAAATATTAGAAAATAGTGCAAGATATAATCAAAGAATGATTGATGAATTTGACAATAATACAAATACATTAACGATATACAATGTTACATTAGATTACGGAACCGAAGGAGCATCACCTAATAATTTTGAAGTATTAGTATTTGGTTTACACATTCCAGGAAATTATACAATAAAAGAAGTTGGAAATAATGTAGTAATAACTTTAAATGAACAATACATAGATTACGATAATGTGACTATAAATGATATTTATGTTATGGGAAAGTTGGTGGATGTCATATTAGATACCGAAGACTATTTTGATTTAAAAACTGAAAATGACGAAAATATAATATTGTAAAATGGCAAATAAAAGTAAAAGAATATCGGAATTAGAATCCTTAAATGTCGCAACTTTAGATACAACATATGTAGTTGGTATATCTGGTAGTACAACTTATAAAATTTCTATTAATCATTTAACATCTTCATTAGATACTACATTTGCAACGGATTTAGTAACTAATGCATTAAGTAGTTCATTAAATAGTAAATTATCTACATCATCTTTCAATTCTTATACTGCATCATTCACATCATCGGTTGCAAGTGGAACTATAAGTGGTTCATCACAATTGACAAGTTCATTTGATACAAGATATACTTTAAGTGGTAGTGTTGCAAATGTAAATACTGCATCATTAGTAAGTAGATTAAACGCAATTGAAAATGTAAGTGGTAGTTGGATTACTGAAAGTGAAACGGGTTCATTTTTGACATCATTAAGTGGAGCAATAAGTTCATCAACACAAATTTCAGCATTAGGATTTGTAACAGGTTCATACACTACTATAAATTCATTCAATAGTTTAACACAATCTTTCAATTCAATATCACAATCATTTA